TCGGACAGGATCGAGAAGGGCGGATTGTCGACCACAATGTCGCCCGGGTGGTAATTCCCCGGGTGCGTATAGTCGCCGCCGGGCCAGAAGACCCGGATGAAGTTCGCCTGGTCTACGTGGTATTCCTCTGCCACCCACTCCGCAATGGTGTCGTAGATGTTCTGCGGGGTGTAGCAGTCGTCGGTCGTCAGCTTCGGCTTGAACTTGTCAACGAAGCCCGCGTAGTCCTCGAAGGTCTCCCGCTTTTGTGATGTGGCTGCCATGCTTAGCTTTCCTCGTTCAACTCTTCCACCAGCTCCTCAAGCTGGCGGAAAAAGTCGTCTATGGTGTAGTCTTCGTTCATCGTTTTGCCTCCTCAAAGACGCTTACAAGCGAGGGGTCGAGGGTTTCACGTCGCCCGAGCATATAGCTGCAGAAGGACTCGGCGACATATTCCCGGGTATCGGAGACCGCATAGCCGGAAATCTGCCCGCCGTACTGCTGCATACTTCCCGTCAGGTCGAAGTCCTTGGCCTTAAACAAGGCATTGAAGCGGTTGTCATGCAGCGCGTGGCCGAACTCGTGCAGGAAGGTCGCCTCCGCGTACCGTTCCGCCCCGAAGTACTGCGCCACACACTGAACGCCGGATGTCTTAAGCGCCCGCAGGTACGGCTCCTGCCGTGTCCCGCTCTTCCTCGCGAGCAGAAGGTCGACGTTATCGAGTACCTGCCGCAGCAGGTCGTTGCCCTCCTTAATATGGGCGCCGACTGTCTTGCTGTTCTTGTAATACTTGGGGTTTATGTAGAGGTTGTCGTGCATCCATTCGTAGGCAGCGTCTGACGTCGTGCCGAGGAAGGGCTTCTTCCTCAGGTTCATCGGCTGCACGCCCTTGATGATGTTCTCACCGTATTCACGGCTCACCCTCTGCAGCACGCGGTTGAAAGTGTTGGCCTGCTCCAGCCCGATGCCATTAAAGCTGACATCGCCTTCTCCGGCCCATCTGCTTTCCGGGATATACTGACGCGCAAAGGCGACCGCCTCTTCTATCGTTTCCGCGGGGGTGAAGTCGTCGGCCTCTTCCACCTCGTCCAATGCGAATCCGAGCTCTCTCTCCATCTCTTCCCTGTCCATCCATGCTGCCGTACTGCACCGGCAGTTCGGGTGGATGGGCGGCGCCGTCTCGCCCGGCATGAAGTCCTCGAGCAGGATGGGCTCTCCGGTGTCCAGCGCGGCGCATACAGGGCAGGCGCGGCCCTCCAGGCTGATGAACACATAAGCCGTGAAGCCCATGCGCTCGAAGCTCTGGCGCTGGGTCTCGGTCTGCACCCGGGCAAGCTCCGTCCGGAGCAGCCGCTCGGCGTCGGACACGGAGACGGCGAAGCGCTCGCGCAGCCGCCCGGTCATCTGCCGGGGGTTGATTCCCTGGATGATTCCGTTGGTGATTATCTCTGACAGGCCGTTCTGCAGTTCGGACACATTCGCCCATATGCGCTGGGAGAAGGTGGCGTTGTAGAAGCTGCTGTTGACGATGGCCCGGACGTCGTCGGTCGTGTGCCGGATGCTCTCGCCGAGGATGCCGGCCTGTCGCTCGAACTCGTCCCGGCTGCGCTCGGTGAGGTATCGCTCGTCGAGCTGCACGAGGTCGTCGCCCGCCTCCAGAAGGTCGAGCCCGATGTAGGCCTTCAGCATTTCCAACCGGTTGATCCGCATCGTGGCGTTATAGATTTTGAGCTGGGCGTTTGCCTGCGCGGAGAAGTCCCTGTCGGCCACGAGCTTGGCCGCTGTGGCCTCGAAGGCCTTCACGTCGAACTGAGAGACGGCCATCTCCGCAAGGTTCATTGTGATGCCTTCTGACGCGGCGTAGCGTGCGTAGAAGGCGTTTATCCTCTCGTCAATGGAGGCGACGAGCCGGGTGTAGATTTCCCGCGTCCGGGCGAGCGCCTGCTCATCCGTGACGGCGTACTCCTCCGCGGCGGCTCGCTCGCGCTCCTTCCAATACTCGAGTGAGGTCACGTAGCCTCACCTCCTTACTCGACACTCAGCGGGAAGATGCTGTCGCGCTGCCGGGCGGCCTCTTCCTCCATCTTCTCCAGCTCGTCCGCCGGATTGCCCACGACGGAGAGCACGGCCATCTGTGTCTCCTTGGAAACGATGCCGGCCAGGTTCTTGGCGATTTCGGTCTCCTCGAGGAGGTTGGCCGGGTAGTTCAAAGTGAAGATATAGTCGATGGTCATCCAGGAATCCTCCGGGACAGGTGAGACCACGCAGCCGCAGGCGATTCTGTAGAACTGCTGCAGCGACCGGGTGAACTTCCGCTCCTTCGTCTTTGCGAGGGATGCCATAGACCAGAGGCGGTACTTGATGGCGATGCCGGACGCCGTGCCGAACTCAATATTGTTGATGTCGGCCACCATTGACGTCAGGAAGATCAGCCGTTCCAGACGGTCGAGCAGGTTCTCCTGGGTGCCGTCGGCCTCCGGTTTCTCGAGGAATGCCACCTCGGGCAGCTTGTCGAAGTCGCCCTCAAAGTTGATCACCCGGTTCCGGCGGAGCTCGCTCAGCTCGCCTTCGTCCAGCTTCGCGCCGAGGACTTTCAGATAGGCGTCCCCGAAGTAGTCGACGTCGTTCGCCTTCTCACTCAGCGCTTTGTTGTATTCGTCAATCATGGCCAGCGCGGACTCGAAGATGCTCATCTGCTCCTCATTCTCGACGAACTCAACCGCGGGCACCTCCCGGAAGCCGTGGATGCGTTCCTCCTCGATGCGGTAGCCGGTCGCCGACTCCGTGAAATAATACACGCTGCGGGAATCCGAGAAGCTGCCGACCTCCTTGTCGTCGGCGTTCTTGTAGTACCTGACGAAGTAGAGCGGGCGGCGAAGGATGCTGTCGTCGTAGACCATGAAGGACTGCATCGGGCTGACCGGCACGCTCCGGATCTCGGTGTCCTCGTCAAGGTAGAGCATATAATAGCTTCTGCCGAAAATACTGGTGTTCTTTGCCACTTCGGACAGGTCATCCTCGAGGCCGTTCTGTGCGTTAAATGTCCGCAGCCAGGCCTTCACGGCGTCCTCACTGGATGTGATGCTCACCGGGATGCCCATGAAGAAGCCGGTCATGGTGTCAACGATATACTTGGCAAAGTTGGCGCTGAGCCGGTTGTCCGGCTTCCAGTCCGCCTTCTTCGGCGCCTTGTATATCGGGTATTTGTTCTCGTATGCGTCCTGGAGCTCCGTCAGGTGGACGAGCTCGTCCTTGTGCTTCTTGATGCAGTCCCGCAGGACGTCTGCGGTCATTATGGTGCCGGTCGGTACTATGATTGCCATTATATGCCTCCCTTATATCCGTGGTAGCGGACGCCTCCGGCAGCCATCTTTTCCGTGGCGTAGCGCAGGGCGTCGAGTAAGTGGTTAAATTCATCAATAGGCACGTTCAGCCGGTTGCCGGTCTTGTCCGTGGCCCAGGTGTAGTTCGATAATTCAGTCTCAAAATTAACGCAGCGCGGGTGGACGACCATCCGGAACCCCTGCAGGAACTGGATGCCGTGCCGGATGCTGTCCGGGCCCTTTACGGCCGGGCGCACCCGCAGGCCCATGCTCCGCAGCTCCGCGATGCTCTTGGGCTCGGCGGAGTCTGCCGTGATGGTCTCCTTGCGGTAGCCGGCTGCTGTTATCTCCGTCACGATGTCCGGGTTGGTCAGCCCGGTCTTGTAAATCTCGTCCCAGATATAGAGCGTCTTGTCCTCCTGGGAGAGGAAGCCGATGACGAAGGCGCTCGGGTCGTTGGTGTAGCCGAAGTCGAGGCCGCAGACGGTCTGCAGGTCTTTGTGCTCCTCCCGGATGCCGGCGAGCGTGTACTCGCGCTCCTCCCAGTTCTCATAGATGACGCCCTCTACGATGCCCCACTCTCCCAGCCCGGCGACCTTGTACCGCCTCGGATTCCGCTCCTTCATGTTTTCGAAGAGCGCGAGGTCGGCCTGGTCGAGCCATTCGTTACACAGGTAGTTCGTCGTCATTGCCAGCGTGTCGGCGTCTGGCGCATCAAAAAAGCGGCGCTTCAGCCAGTGCCGCTCGTTCCAGGGGTTGAAAGTCAGGGTTATCTGCTTGAAGAGTCCGTCCGGCGTCTCGCCTCGGATGGACTCGTCGAGAGTGTCGAAGTCTGACTCCTTCATGATCTCGTATGCTTCCTCTACCCACATAAAGCAGAGGGCGCCGACCGGCACCGAGATGGATGCTATCTTGAGAGGGTCGTCCAGTCCACGGAAGAATATCTTCTGCCCGGTCGGTCGGTATGTGGCCTCCAGCGGCGACTCCTTAAAGTCCCACCAGGCGGCGCACTTCAGCCGGTTGACTGCCCACTTCAAATCCGTGTAGCATGAGTCTTTCAGCGTCCGGAAGACCTTCCGCACGACGAGCGTGTTGGCCTCCGGGTATCTCATCATTGAGGCGATAATCCAGAGCGCGGTGGTCTTGCTCTTCTTGCTCGCCCTGGAGCCCTTGACCACCCGGTACCGGCCCTTGTAGCGCCAGAACTGGCCGTAGCCCTTGCCGATGAGCTCGGGCAGGTGCACCCGCTCCGGTTCCTTAGTCCTCGATGTCTTCATAGCCGTCCACCACGACCGGCGTCACGTCCATCTCGACCTTCTGGGTAAACATGGCGTAGCGCTTGCCCAGCAGCTCCGCCGCCTTCAGCCGGTCGGCCTCCGCCGGGGCCTTGTCGACGATTGTCGCCTCGCTCATGCCGTCGCCGATGCCCACCACGGCCAAATAGGCGCTCTTGGTCTCACCGCGGACTACGGAGGTTAAATACTCTAAGACTTCCTCCGCGGACGCGATGGTGGCCTTCTGGCGCTCGTTCATGAGGGACTGGAGGTATGCCTGGATCTCAGGTTTCCCCAGGTTCTCGCTTGCAATTCTGTCCGCCGTATGCTTGCTGTATCCGGCACGGATGGCGGCCTGCGTCCCGTTGCAGTCTATTAAGTATTCTTCGCAGAATCTCTGCTGTTTTGGCGTCATGCCGTCCTCCTTTCCGGAAATTAAAAACCGCGCGGCTCCGAAGAGCACACGCGGTAGGGGCAGTGATAAGTAAGGAGCCCGGGGCCCTAAGGCAGAGGATACTATCAAAAAGACCGTAGGGCCACCGGGGAACACATGTGCGAGGATCGTCATCTTCACGCTCTCTCGCAAGCTTATCATATCACATCCGGATCATTCTCGTCAAGCTTCCAGCGTTTTTTCCGTGCCTCCTCGGCGAAGTGCCGCTCGACGGTCTGCAGGCCTGCCTTCCAGAGCCGGTAGTAGTGCGCGAGCGAGACCCGGAGCAGCTTCGCGTTTTCTTTCGCGTCCATGTCCACTATGTAGCGATTG